AGAGAACGATAGAATTGGATCTAGAAATAACAAGATCAAAATATACATAGCTCATATATACTTCTTTGTAATGACACAAATATGAACATTCCATAGGTTCTCGGACCTTACGGTTATAGAAAATGTAAAGATCTTAATGTTTCTAAGGATTGGAACCGACAGAATTGGATCTAGAAATAATAAAATCAAAATATACATAGTATATGTATATAATGTCAGTAATGATCCAAATATAGGCATTCTATCTGTCTTCCATACTATAGAAAATGTAAAGACTCTAACATTTCTATAACCGTAAGATCAGAGAACGATAGAATTGGACCTAGAAATAACAAGATCAAAATATACATAGCTTATGTATATACTTTCAAGATATTTAGAAACGAGAACCTCCTTGACTAGAATAGAATTCACCGGCAGACATTTTGCTAGAACTCGAGGAACCTTGACTGCTTCTTCCAAGCTCGCTCTGCTCGTCCTCTTCGCCTTGGTCGTCTTGGTCGTCCTCTTCGCCTTGCTCGTCCTCTTCGTCTTGGTCGTCTTGGTAAAGATTCATCTCCTCCTCATATAAAATTCTATTTACACCTAATATACTAGCTCTCTCAATAAGTCTGCTAGCTGCCTTTCTCATTCTATTAACCTTTCTTTGCAATTTACTCATGTTCTTCCTAATCACTGCAGCTTCCTCATCAAGACGTTGTCTTTCTTCTCCGATTGCATTGTTACCCCTAAGATCATGATATTCCTTGCTCATTTCAACAACAACCTTTTGCAGTTCGTCAGCAGTCCTTTCAAGATTGTCAGACTTTTCAACTGCCAAGTCAGCTCTTTCCAATAGAACTCCAGCTTCTGATTTTCCTTCAGTGTTGGTAAGGAATATTTCATCCTCGCCAAATTCATCTTCGTCTTGTTCCTCCTCTTCCTCTTGTTCAAGCTCCTGTTCCAGTTCAAGCTCTTGTTCAAGCTCCTGTTCCAGTTCAAGCTCTTGTTCAAGCTCCTGTTCCAGTTCAAGCTCTTGTTCAAGCTCCTGTTCCAGTTCAAGCTCCTGTTCCAGTTCAAGCTCCTCCTGTTCCTCTTGTTCCAGTTCAAGCTCCTCCTGTTCCTCTTGTTCAAGCTCAAGTTCCTCTTCATCCCAATCAATGTCTTCGTCCTGGTAAATGTCATCCAATTCAAGTTCACCAAGTCCACGATCTAACATGCGAATGCGAAGTTCCTCCAAAGTATCTCTCTCTGCCTCACGATCAAGATCATCCAATCGTGTAAATACGGGCTTTCTAATCTCAAAGCTTTTGCGATCATAGAGAGAATCACGATCTTCCTTGGACTTGCTGGACAAGCTAGACCTTCCAGTTTCGGTTCCAAAACTGGTGGAACCGAAACTGGAAGAATTGCTAGATCTATAGCCACCGAAACTACCTTGAGGACTAAATCCGCTGGCATTATTACCAGTGAATTTACGATCAAAAATAGATCTACTTTGAGGACCAAAACTTCTGGTATTTCTGGGGAATCTACGACCAATGGGAGAAGGACTTGGTTCACCAAAAATCTCATTCTCATTATGAGAACTATATCCAGGGAAACTAGAATCAAAAGTAGATCCACTTTGAGGGCCGAAACTTTTGGTATCACTGGTTCTATATCCAGGGAAACTAGAATCAAAAGTAGATCCACTTTGAGGGCCGAAACTTTTGGTATCACTGGTTCTATATCCAGGGAAACTAGAATCAAAAGTAGATCCACTTTGAGGGCCGAAACTTTTGGTATCACTGGTTCTATATCCAGGGAAACTAGAATCAAAAGTAGATCCACTTTGAGGGCCGAAACTTTTGGTATCACTGGTTCTATATCCAGGGAAACTAGAATCAAAAGTAGATCCACTTTGAGGGCCGAAATTTCTACTTTCAAGGAAGCTACGATCAGGGACAATGGGAGAAATTCTTGAACCACCAAAAGAACCAAGAGGCTCCTGTTCATAATAAGAAGGCAACTTTACAACCTTGACACCAGTCGAAGTTCCAAACTGTACTTCATCACGATGCATAAATCTATTTGTTTCATCAGTAACTCCTTCGATAGTAGCCTTCTTTGTCGTTGCTCTAATGACCTTTTCGAACTCTTCATCCTCTGCCCCAGATTCCTCAAACTCTTCAGCAGTAATACTATTGTACTTTACAATCAAGTCAAGCAAGTCAAGATCAACACGTTCCAAATTACCAAGACCAATGAGTTTAACAGTAGTCAAGTCATCACGATCTGACAGCTTGGACAATCTAACTTGATCATAGTGGTTGTAATAGATGGTTGTCTTCTTGACCACAAAACATTCAACAAAGAGATCATCAAATCTAAATCTTGAACCACGAACTAATCCATTCACTCGCAAGTATTCTTCCAGAATATCACGAAGCATCTCTCGCGATGAGTAATTGTTGAACAAGTAATAATATCCATGATCGTCAGAAAACAAGGCGCAATTCTTGATAAACAATTTCAAGGCCTCTCCAAGATAACAAACTTGCGAGTCCATTTTGTAACCTACAATCTTTTTTCGTCGTAGATTTCATCAATATACATTTTTCAATGCATATTTCTTGTGTGTGTAATTAAGCCTTGTAGTTAACAGACTTGGAAATGTTTCCAAGGAACTCAGATTCCTTCTTTGATGTTTCCACAATGTAGTTAGTTCTGAGGAAGGCAATCTTGTCAGTCTCACCTCTTCCTTCAAGGTACTTGGCAACAGCCAAACAGTTTACAATCATAACATTCAAAGTACCGCGCTTAAACTTGAACCCGTCAAATTCAGGAGTAGTAGCCTCTCCATACCGTTGCACTTCCAAGGCTCTTTGGTAAGCAACGCGCTCAGCAGCATAATCCAAAGGAGAGGGATTGTTTCCTTCACCCTTATCAACAGCTTGAAGAACAAGTTTAACAGTTTCTTCACCAGAAGCATTAGTCTTTCTGGTAACCTTATCACCACGATCACCATCAGGTACAGTCGCGGGACCAACGATACCTTCAACGGTGGTAAAGATTTCTCTAAAAGGCGAATCTTCAGTAAGCACAATGTTACCCTTCTCAATAAGTCCATTAAAGTTCAAGTAAATGGACATCATAGAAGCAAGAGTCAAGCGAGAAGCAACCTTTTCACCTTCAGAAGGGAGATAACCAGGTTCAGCATCAGGATAGACAACAGCAGCATCACGAGCACCAGAATCAGTACCATTCAACAAGGGGAAGCTATCAATAATGCGAGAGTAGCCCTTGATAGCTCTATAAGCAACATCATAAATGGTAATTCTATTGGCCTTTTCTTCACTCTTCTTGGCAACCTTTTGTCTAGTTTCATCAGTCTTTTCGGCATTACCATCCTTGTTGAACCAGCCCAATTCCATACCACTATCACGACTCATGAATCTGTCAATCAAGACAGACAAGGCACCAAGAACAAAACCAGGAGCTTGCAAGCCAGCACCAGCAGTACCACTACGAGAACGAGCACTAAACTTCAAGGCATCCTTGGCTTCAGCAAAAGTCTTGGAAAAGAAGTACTTCCTGAGTCTAGCAAAGTCGTCTCTGGTGAGTACAAAGTCAGCAGTAACCTCAGTGCCAGGTTCACCATTTTCACCAGGGAACACAACAGTTTTGGAAGTTTGGAGAGCACCAAGTTGACTATTAGCAGCAAAGCGAGCATTGAGATCCATCATCATCTTGGTAGTTTCCTTCAAACTCTTAAAAGCATTGTTAACAGCTCTAGCCTTGGAAGTGGCATCAGGGTAAAGTTTCTTTTTGAGAGCATCAGTCTCCTTTTGAGAAAGTTCAGGGTTAGAAAGCTTGGCTCTAATCTTATCGTTGGTGATACTTTGAACAGCAGACAACATTGTGTGTGATTTGTATACTAAAGCGTGGTGTTTAGATCCTTTGATCAAACGCGGGGTTGGGGTCCTTGTGTACCTTACACAGTGGAGAAAGCTCACTTTGGTGTGCACCCAGGGACTTCAATCGGTGGAAAACCTAATGATTAGCATGAATAATCGACACTATGGGACTTAGAGTTCTTCTGGCAAATCGTTAGAATGCTCGAAATATCTAAAGCCATCGATTCGGTTTGTTAAATATGGATAACAATAGATTTGGAAAGAATCATCACCACTTGTACAATGAGATGCATAAATCTGAAGAAGGTGTGGATTCTGAGCATGTCAGTCCATTCAAGTCCACGTTCATCAAGACAGACTTGTATTACACAACACCAATCAAGATGAAATGCACTGCAGATGGAGATGGTTCGACCGTTTCATATAGTGTTGATCACACTCAAGATTACTTGGTTGATTCTGAACTTCGTGCAAATTTCCCATCAGCAGAAGTATTGCCTGAATATAGAGATACTCATCAGATCTGTTATCCTCATAACATGATGAATAATATTGTTAAAGTTGCCTATTTTGAAGCCAAAAAGATGAAGATTCAAACAATGGATACTGTTGGGTACGATTTCATGTCGCAATGGTACTCTGATAATAGTAAAAGTACTGTCACACAAGCAGAAATGGGTAATACTCCTGAATTGGAAGAGTGGAATACTGTGCTTCCAGCTAGAAAGTTGGCTGCATTTCAACCTTGGTTCTATACAGAAGATGTTAGCTTTGCTTGGCCAATCTATTATGGCAAACATTTTAGCAAAGCAACTCATCACTACGAGTTCAGGAGAAATGTGTTTGAACTATTAAGAATGAGAGTTAGAGATGGAGATAAGGTCAAGATTATTGTTGATCCAGAAGAAATCAAGAAATATGTCAAGATTAAGGGCAAAGATCAGATTTTGCCTGAACTCTGGGGTTGGTTTGCCAAGGCAGACAGAGAGAATCCTGACATGAATATGAGCTGCAACAAAGGACACAAATATCTTATTAGAGATATAGTAGCTTGTGATAGTACTCAAGTTGGAACTTATGGAAGCAATCTTATTGTGCCACTAAAGTCAAGTAGTCCATGTTTTGCTATCATGTGGGCTGCTGAGAATAGAAAGGCAACTGCATCAGGTTGCTTCAGCAATTATACTACTGACAAGGAAAATATTGATTCAGGCTTGAATCCTATTGATACAGTTGGTTTCTCGATTAGTCAAGCTGGCATTAAGATGAGTGGAATAGATGGACAGATATTTACTCGCAGTAGAGTAGGATTCACAAGCAACCCAACTGATGCAGGTCATCATGCTTACTTGTTCAGCTATTATAAGATGAATATTGATCCTTCTCCTGGTGTAGTATTCCAAGACGGTGACTACCTTGAGTGCAGATTGTACAATGGAGTAGATAATGGTGAGTATATTGAAGATGATGCAGAAAGTCTATTTACTGATGACATGTCAGTAGCAACTAAGGAGCAGATTGTAAAGGGAACAGATACTACCTTTAAGATTAGAGCTAGACTATTGGTATCAAAGATATTGAGAATCTTCTATGACGAACCGAGCAAGTTGTATGACTTTGAGCTCAAATAACTCGACAAGGGAAAGATATATAGCTAATGTAGCTATATTTCCGAGATGAAGATTTGGGGCTTACTCCATTCAATGAAAATTGTGGGAGGCAGAAAAATCTATAAACGGCAAATTTTTACTTACAAACAGGATGTCACAACATGCATTGAAAGTTGTAATAAAACATGGATATAGTTTTCGCAATGCCATACAAATTGCCAAGAGTGAGATTGTTGGAACTAACATATCATTACTGTTCAGTAAGGAGAAGCTAGAGATCTCATTCTTGAACGAGATTACATTCCATCATCTTGAATTTGATACTATGGAATTGGGTAGTTATGAGTATTTTATTATTGATGAAGAGACTGGTGAACTGTGTGACAACTATTGCTTCACTGTTGATATTAGTGAACTATTTACAATGGTAAAGAATGTGGGCAGACAAGATGGCATTGCTCTTGCTTGGTATCCAGAGGAGAGAAGAATTCGCATTACAACTGTAAAGTCAGGAAGTGATATAAGCTTTGAAGACAGTGTGACATTCTTGAATATTGTTGATGGAGATGATAGCATTATTGAACCTGACATTAGTTATCAGGCTTATGATGATTTGCCAAGTTTCAGAGTTGATCCAAAGGAGTTTGGTGCTTGTTGTGCCAATGTAGCTAGTAAATGCAATTCTATGAAGATTGAATATGGAAGCAAGTTGAAGGTTTGTGGATATGGAAAGACTGGTACATTGTTGGTATCAAGACGATTCAATGGAACTGGAAGCATTGGGATGAAACCAGAAGATAAGCCTGGTGATGAGATACTGGAGGAATACATTCTGAATGGTAGAACTGCTAAGGCATTGAACAAGATTCACAATGTGTCTGGAATTGGTGTAACCATAAAGTTTTACTATTGTGAAGGACTTCCTTTGAAGATGACCATTCCCATTGCTGGATATGGAGTATATAGAATCTATATTCCTACAATATCTTCTGTGAATGATCATAGAAACAGATAAATGTTGAGTAAGAGAGATATTGTTATTCTAACAATATTGAGAGATATCTTTATTGATGTTCTGAGGTTACTTTCCTGACTTCTTGATCCTAAGAAATGTATACATACCTTACGGTACATTTTCTAGGGTTGATAGATCGATGGAATGGGTATATTTGGTCAGAATAGAGAATGTATATAAATTATATACCTTATTGAGATTGAACTTCTAAGGTTACTTTCTTGATCCTTAGAAATGTAAGTCTGTCTATATTTTCTAAGGATTGATAGAACGATGGAATGGTTCTATTTATTCGGAATAGAGAATGTATATAAATTATATACCCTATCGAGATTAAACTTCTAAGGTTACTTTCTTGATCCTTAGAAATATACATATGCCTATCGGTACATTTCTTAGAGCTGATAGATCGACAGAATCTCTTTATTTGGATCATGATTAGAATGTATATAAATTATATACCTCTATCGAGATTAAACTTCTAAGGTTACTTTCTTGATCCTTGGGTATAAGATTCTATATTTCCAAGGATTGAGAGACTGGACAAATGGACTTCAAAATATCTTAATGTAAGTACCTATCAGTACGTACATTTGTAATCATGATCCAAATGGACCAATTTCATCGTTCTATCAACCATAAATATACCAATAGGTACATGTTTTCTAGAGTTGAGAGTCCGACCAAATAGGCGTTCTAATGTTGATCTCAATGTATATACCCCATAGTATGTATATTAATGAGATTGAGTTAAATAGACCAATTTCGTCATTCTGCCAACTCTAGAAAATGTAGAGTCTCTCTACATGCCTTACGGTAAGGATTGAGAGTGATGTTAAATAGACTTCAGAAACTCAATCTCAATAACGGTATATAATTTATATACATTCTCTACTCTGAGCAAATATGCCCATCCTATCGTTTCATCAGCTCTTAGAAATGTAACTATGCCTATCGGTACATGCCTTATGGTAAGGATTAGAAGTCTGACCAATTGGACTTTCTAATGTTGATCTCAATGTATGTACCATGCCTTACGGTAGGTACATTTCTAACAATGATACAAATAGACCAGTTCCGCCGATCTGTCAGCTCTAGAAAATGTACCGATAGGCATATGTATATTTCTAAAGATCAAGAAAGTAACCTTAGGATATCAATCTCAGTAAAGGTATATAAATTATATACATTCTCTTCTCTTAATAAATATACTCATCCTATCATTCTGTCAACTATAGAAAATGTACCGTAAGGTATGTATACATTTCTAAGGATCAAGAAATCATCATTAGAAGTTCGACATCAATGTTATATATAAATTATATACATTCTCTTTTCCACTAAATATACTCGTTTCATCAGCTCTTAGAAACATAGGGAGTCTCTACATGCCTTATGGTAAGGATCGAGAACCCAACCAAATGGGCTTCAGAAGTTCGATCTCAATGTATACACCATGCCTTACGGTAGGTACATTTCTAATCATGATCCAAATGGACTAGTTCCTCCGATCTGTCAACTCTAGAAAATGTACCGATAGGCATATGTACATTTCTTATGGCTGATAGAACGATAGAATGTGTATATTTATTCAGAGTAGAGAATGTATATAAATTATATACCTTTATCGAGATCGATGTTCTGAGATCCATTTGGTCAGACTCTCAATCCTTACCATAAGGCATGTAGAGACTCTACATTTTCTAGAGTTGGTAGAAGGAGAGATTATCCTCATCTACATCATGATTAGAATATATATAAATTATATACATTTATTGAGATTGAGCTTTTGAAGTATATTTAACATGATTCTCAATCCTTACCGTAAGGCATGTAGAGAGGCTTACATTTCTTATAGTTGATAGAACGACAAGATAGACATTTGGTTGGAATAGATAACGTATATAAATTATATACAACATTGATGTAGAATTTCTGATATTATTTTCTGAACTTCTCGATCCTTAGAAATGTAAGACTTTGTATGTTTCTTATAGAGTGATGAAATGGGTATATTTAGTCAGAGTAGAGAATGTATATAATTTATATACAACATTGATGTCGATATTTTGGGGTTACTTTCTTGACTTCTTGATCCTTAGAAATATATGCCTATCGGTACATTTCTCATAGTTGGTAGATCGATGGAATCCCTTTATTTGGATCATAATTAGAATGCATATAATTTATATACCTTTATTGAAATCGAATTTCTAATGTCCATTTAGTTGGTCTCTCAATCCTTAGAAATGTAAGACTTTGTATGTTATAGTTGATAGTATGATGGAATGGATATATTTAGTCAGAACAGAGAATGTATATAAATTATATATCTTTATTGAAATCGAACTTTTGAGGTCTACTTAATCCGACTCTCAACCCTTAGAAATATACATATCGGTACATTTCCTATAGCTGGTAGAACGACAGAACCTCTTTATTTGGATCACCATTAGAATGTATATAAATTATATATCTTTATTGAGATTGAATTTCTAATGTCCATTTGGTCAGACTCTCGATCAGAAATATACATATCGGTACATTTCTTAGAGTTGATAGATCAACAGAACTTTACATAAACCATGATTAGAATGTATATACCTTCATCAAGATAGAACTTCCATCTTTTCAATCATTACCACACTAGCAATATACTGATCGGTAACAATCTCTCAACTGACATGACTTGCCATCACAACAATATCAAATGTCTTATTTCTCTGATAATACTATATCCAAGGCAGAAAGTCCTGATAATGGTGACTATACAATCTACAAGCCAACAGGACAATGGGATTTACCATCAGGAGATTACCTTCAAGCTATATCTGTTGATCCAGGCAGAAAGAACTTTGCCATCAGAGTAGAGCGAAGATACTTTAATGGTAAGATTATTAGCCTATTCTTTGATAAGTTTTGCATTGAAGACATTCAGGTCACAAGAGTTGGTGGCACTGACAAGAAACCCAAGAATCTCACTACTTACAATACTTTTAATAGGTTGAATGAAGTACTTGATCAATGTGAACCTTATCTCAATGACACGCACATGGTTGTAATAGAAAGACAGTTGGCCAAAAATTACAAGGCTACTAGAGTAGCACAACATACTATTAGCTATTTCCTTCTTGCAATGAGACAATGCAGTCACAATCCTGCCATTCTCGAACTTTCACCAAGGATAAAGGGTAAAGTGCTTGAATTCAGTGGATCAGGAGACAGAGACCTCAAGATTTGGGCTACTCATACAGCTATTGACCTTCTTACTATGAGAAAAGACAAGGCTTCATTAGACATGATAAACTATCACAGGAAGAAGGATGATTTGGCTGATACTATATGTCAACTAGAAGCTCTTTGCATCTTGATGGGCTATCCTGCCACTATCGAATATAAAACAACAATATTTGTGATACAATAAATATGCTACGTACTAGTACTGATGACTTGATGGCTGAAAGTAAGGACTACAATGGACTTGCAGGTGATAGAACTGATCCAGTCATAATAGGTCCTGGTAAATGGGATGATATGCATAGCAAGGCAATAGAAGCAACAGATTCAAACAGTCAGAAGGAATTTATCAAATGGAATACTGACATGTTGGAGAATTTTCCTTGTATTCACTGTAGAGTTCATGCATTGCAATATCTCATTGCTAATCCAATGGAAGATTCTGTAAATGTAATAGTAGATAAAGATCAGAAGCTTGGTCTCTTTATTTGGACATGGAAGTTTCACAATGCTGTAAATGCAAGATTGAAAAAACCATTACTCAACTGGACAACTGCATATACAATGTACAAGTTAAATCCAGAGGAATGTTCCAAATCATGCACTGATGCCAAGTAATTATATACCTTTTCTTGCATCGTGAGAAAAGTAGTATACACGCAAGAAAATGGAGAAATAAAAATCTTGGTTAGACAAAATGGCTTGGAACACTCAAAACATCCTCTATGGTATCATCGCGTTCTTTGTAACTATCCTCATCGGCTGGGTTGCTTTGTCTCTCATTATTATGTGGGCTAACCCTGCCTTCTTTAATGCTGACGGTTCTTTGAACTGGGTCACTACTCTCTGGGTTGCCGTCGTTACCTTGTTGGTTGCCTGGTTGATTGCTTTGCTCTTGAAACTCTTGTTCGGCTGGTTCGGTTCGATGAACAGCTGTGATGATGAATGTGAAGAGGAATGCGAAGTTGTTGAAGTTACCAAGAAGTGCAAAGTTGTCGAAAAGTGCGAGCCCAAGTGTGAGCCTAAGAAATGTGAACCTAAATGTGAACCCAAGAAGTGCGAGCCCAAGTGTGAGCCCAAGAAGTGCGAAACTAAAAAGTGCTAAATCACTGTTGAATAAATGTCATTAATCATTGATTAATGTTATCTATTGTTGCATTCATTGTATTTCATTATACCTTTGACTGTTGTTCTCTCGGCCAGATTAAGCTCATGAGCTTAATCTAGTCCAAAAGCAATCGCTACAACAGAACAAAAGAGAATGTCTGGATTCAAGACACGAAAGATACAAAACTGCAAGTCAGTAATAGGAAAACCAAAAGAAGAGTCCAAACCTTTTGTGCTAGAAGACAAGCAAGAAGTCAGTATTGTTACAAAGTTTAGTGCTGTATATACTAATGATTATAACATTAAACGAATGGATAGCATGATGAAGCGAGCATTGGCCAATGAGAATACTGAAGATAGAGAAAAAGAACTATCTATGCTGAGAAATAAAGTGCAACAGGCTGAATCTTATATATCACGCATGTCCAATAATAAAAGGATAGATGTACTTGTAGGAGAGCTAGAAGATATCAAAAGTGGCAAGAAGCTGAATAGATATATTGAAGAGACTCAAGACTTGATCAAGAGATATAGTGAATTAGGTCCATATAAAAGGTCTTCTATTTGCAATAATAATGTTCTAACTGCCACAGACAAGGAGAGATTATACTTGATTGAAAGTTACATTTCAATCGCAGGAAACTATATGGATGTGGATATTAATCAGTTGGTAACAGAGAACAATATATTGTGTGTTGGATGTGGTGCTAACATGTCAGAAGCTATTGCATCAGAAGAAGGCCTTGTTGTGTGTGATATATGTGATACTGAATACTATGTTGCCATTACCAACAAGACTGTATCCGATAACAGTAGATTCTCAAATTGTATTAACACAGATAATGAAACATTGGAAAACTTTATGAAAGCATTTTGGCAGTTACAAGGACTTGAAGGTGATGCTCCTTCTAACAAAATATTAGATGAACTGGAACATTATTTCAAAAGTCATGGTCTTCCAACGAGAGATGAAGTAATCGAGAAGGGCATCATGACTAGTCGTACAATGCTAAGAAGTGCCTTATCTAGAATGGATAGATCAGATTGTTATGATCACGTTAATTACATTGGTGAACAATACTGGGGATGGAAACTTCCAAAGATTGCTGAATATGCTGATGTTATATCTGAAAATTACCTGTTAGCACAGACAATGTGGAATCGTATACCTGTTGCAGAAAAAGATAGATCATCGAGTCTTGGTATACAATATCATCTGTATAGACAAGTACAAATACTTGGATTGGATCCAAATGTTGAACATTATTCGATCGTAGAGAATGAAAAATCTTTTCGAAATCATGAGAGAAATTGGAAGAGAATTTGTGAAATGTGTCGAGAGGAAGGTTATCCGCACATGGTGTACATGAAGTTCAAGTAACCTTGATGAATGTAAATGAAAGACATTGAAAAATCTACCGTGTTACTACTCAAGACACTCTGTTTCGAGTGTTTTCGCATGTTTTCTGACTTCTCGTTGGTACAGATATTTCAATACGTGAACGGATGAATATTGATGTTAGAAAAATGGCCAATTCGAGCTTTATTGACGCTCAGATGCAGTCCAAACATATTGTCCAGCCCAAATCTCGCGATTGGAATTTTGAATTTTCAATACGTTTCTTGAGGTTGATAGAGAGAATATTCCTGCGACAGGTATATTGGTGGAAAAGTATATAATTTATATACCTTTATTGAGATTGAACTTCTAATGTCCATTTCATCCCTTTCTCAATCCTTAGAAATGTTAGAGTCTTGACATGCCTTACGGTAGAGTTAGAAGTCTGACCAATTGGCTCCTATTTTTGATGAATGAGAAATGCATATAAATTATATGTATTATTGAGATCAACATTAGAATGTCCATTTAGTCAGACTCTCAATCCTTACCGTAAGGCATGTAGGGAGACTTGACATTCCTTACGGTAAGGATTGGCAAGATGATAAAATGGTCATGATTTTCTATGAATGAGAAATGCATATAATTTATATGTATTGTTGAAATTGATGTTCTAAGGTTACTTTCTTGGGATTTCAATCCTTAGAAATATAGGGATCTTGACATTCCTTACGGTAAGGATTGGTAAGATGGTAAAATGGTCATGATTTTCTATGAATGAGAAATACATATGTATTATTGAGATCGAACTTCTAATGCCCATTTGGTCAGACTCTCAATCCTTAGAAATGTATAGAGTTATATATTTCTTAAAGTCAGTAGAACGACAGAAGCTCTTTATTTGGATCATGATTAGAAATGTATATAATTTATATACCTTTATCGAGATTGAACTTCTAATGTCCATTTAGTCAGACTCTCAATCCTTACCGTAAGGAATGTCAAGATTCTTACATTTCTAAGGATTGGTAGAATGACAGATTGGCCATGATAAGTTATTGTTAGAAACGTATATAAATTATATACCTTTATCGAGATTGAACTTCTAATGTCCATTTAATCGGGCTCCCAATCCTTACCGTAAGGAATGTCAAGATTATATTTCTTAGAGCTGAGAGAAGGATGAGATAGTCATGATGAAACATAAAGTGCATACATAGCAATATATCTAGCATAGATATATTCATTACAAGATTGGTAATGTACCAATATCATTATTTATCCATTTACTTACCACCAGTCTTCTTTCCGCCCATAGGAACAAGAGTAGCCTTACCAGGAGCTTGAGGCTTTCTGGTTGCAGTAGGAACAGCCTTGGTGCTCAAGTCACCCAAAGGAACCTTGCTAGAGGTAGTCTTTACAGGAAGGAAGGTAGCTCTCGAGGGAGAGACATTACCAGTCTTGCGAGGGGATTCAGTAGCTTCAGAGGCAACTTCACCCTTCTTGGCAATAGATTCGGCAATCCAATCGCGAGCATCAGCATCAGTGTATTGGTCAAGTTCAGGGAACTTTTCTTGGAGGTGATGCAACAAGGTAAGAACAGCTTGCTCATTGCTTCTGTCAAACACAACACGCTTGTTAGCAAACTCGCCGCTTGTGGCAGCCAAAGGACCAGCAACAAGTTCAACCTTCTTGGACTTGGGACCCAATTCCTTGATAGTTTGAGCAGACTTACCCTTATCGTCCAACTTGGAAAGATCCAATCGCTTGTCGGCAGAAAGATTCATGTAGCGATCAGCCAAAGAAGCAGCACGCTTTTGTCCTGGTTGAGTAGGCTTACCAATTACATTACCGTCCTTATTGAGAGTAAGATACTTGTCAGTACCTTCACCCATAGCTTCATAAACGGCAAGAGCATTGTACATAATATTCTGCATGTGTTCAGGAGTAGCAAGATCAGCAAGCTCGGCAATCTCATTCACGTATACTTCACTAGAATCCTTGTTACGAACAGTAATACCTTCAGCAACAGCCTTGCGAGCAGCAGAATCAGAAAGGAGATACTTTTCACGAAGGAATCGTTCAACATCCTTGGGCTTTCCGGCAATACGGAATTCATCAATGTAAACATCATCATCCTTCAAGCTCTTAATAGTGCGATGAGCAACAGAATCCTTATCAGGAACAAGTTCACCCTTCTTATTCTTGACTTCACGGCCAGGAACAGCATAATGAATATAGGTAAACTTGTGTTTGGATCTGCGATCTTCAGCATTAGCCATAATCTTATCCATATCAGCAGTACCATCTTCACGAATGGTCTTCAAAGAGGAAATAGCAGTTTTAGCGGGCTTGGTAGACATTGTGCGCTTTGTTAGACTAAACGGAACTTTTAGGCCATCTAAATCACATCAATGAAGTGTAGCTAGCGCAGGCTATTCAATCAGTCGTTTGTCACAATGTCTTCAAAAATATTATTTGTAAAAATAATATAAGCAGTGATGAAAAAAATAGTAAAGAAAAGAAATGGTCTTGGTGAGAATATACCAACTAGATACATTTTCAGTAATTACATTAATAGTAGCAGTAATTGCGATAATATTCACAATTGTTGCGTGCGTGTATTTCTGGAATCTAAGTGGAGGATCGCTAGCATCACAAGGAGAATATACATTTTTGTTTTGGTTTGGCTTGATCGTTGGATTGATAATACTGGCACTAACGATATTATCATTGATTAGAATATTTACATATAAAATAGAGATTCCAGAGAGTTGTGCAATCGAAATGGGAATAACAGGAACGACAACAGTAAAAGAATCTATTCCAGTAGTAGAGAGAAGTATTACTATTCCTAGTGGTTACAATGCTACAGTGGGCAGACAGTCAGTGATAGATAATCCAACTGGTGTTCCTAACAAAGCAACAATTGGATATCAGGCTAGCACTCTTTCTAATCCCACAGTTGTAACAAGTAACACTCTTCCTGTTACTGTAACAGGTAATACTCTTCCTTCTCTTACTAATGCAACAATTGGATATCAAGCTAATCCACAAATCAAGCTTCCACCTATAATAAAACAAGGTAATAATATTGTAAATAGTGCTGACAAAAGTGTAATTACTCCAACGGTGCAAAGAGTTGTAGCTAGTCCAAATAATGATGGGTATCTTGATCAGCTATTGCCTTACCAGGGATAAGGAGAAAGTTATATCTAATATAGATATAATTTAACTACGGGTACATTGCCACATAAGATGCCAATATCACTTGCAGATCAACTGGTAACTCATCTAGGTTAATCAATACTCCTTTGCCTCCTTTCATTGAAATGGAATTGTATGGATTGCCTTCTACCTTTCCATCATGTAATTCATGATAATGTATAATCAGTGTATATATTTCAGAGTAATGGGCTACCGATGATTTACTGTCACCGTTGCATATTCCATTGATTGTTCTGGCCAATTGGAATAGATCAATGATTTCATTACACTTTGATGCAACAAGTTTATCATACAGAGGATACATCTTATTGGAATGGTGAGAAAATGGTACAATTCACATTATCTACGTCTACCAATGATTCTAATGGAACTGCAAGTACCCATTGTTGTTGATGTCTTTTCCTCACTCTCTGTTTCTCCTTGTTTCACAGATTCTTGAATAACTGTATCTTTTTCTACTCTAGGTGGAGTTCCTTTGTAAACTTTGGTTTGTGCTTCTTTGAATACTGGTGATTTCAATGTGTCACTAATCCATTTAATCCATTCTTGATGCTTTCTCATGTCATAATCGTTAACAAATGTGTATTTACCATTACTATCTACCTTTCGATTCAACGGAACTACTGCATCAGAGAAACGAACACTACTATCTGGATGAGCATCTGACATTGCATAATCCCATTCTGGTCCTGGCACTAGCATTAAGAATGGAACACCACCAAATCCATATCTATTAATGTATTCAATAATAGCAGGAGGATAAACATGAGGATTGTAATTGTCTGTCACAACTTCTACTATTCTAATATTGGGATATTCACGTTTGATAGTGTCAGATATTCCAGGTCTACCATTGGTTCTATTCCATTCTTGAGAGAGTTGAATGCAAAAATTACATCCTAAACTCTTGATAAATACAAGGACTGGTCCCTTCTCAGTGTTATCCATTTTTGTTTGTTGGAGCAAGGCTTTAGAATATTATTGCGACTAGAATGTTTTACTAGCTATAGTAAATCATGGATATAACGCTACTAGTTCATGAGAGAATATTTTGGATGTATGCAGCATTGATAGTATTTGTATTCTTGATAGGTTGTGTGTCAGTAGAAGATCCTATTGTATTAGGATTATGGTCCATATCATTATTAATATTGTTACCTACAGTTTACTACCTATTGAATTGCCGTGAAATAGTTGAATATATTGTGTTATGGATAATAATACTACTTTTGCTAATCTTTTCGCTAATCTGGATAGTAGATCCAACAACTCGCTTGCTAACAGGAGTATTCATGATATTTGGAGCATTAGCATTATGTACTATATTCTACTCTGAAGATGCATATATTGGAATGTTATTGTCCTTTTCGTTTCTGATAGTGTGGATATTTATGACTGTAATTGCGAATGCTCAAAGTTAGACTTTATCTAACTTTGAGCATTCGCCCCGAAAGGTGAGCAATGTATATTAATAAGATAACTACCTTAGTTACCTACTCTCGTTCCATTCATCCAAATTCCTTCATAAGATCATCAGAAGGTTCCTCTTGATATGTGGAAGGAATGTTACTTGCTCTAACAGTAGGTTGCAACATTGGTTGAGTTTGATATTTTATAGGAGGTTGAGTTTGATATTGCGGCTGTGGTTGATATTGTGACTGACCTTGCGGTTGATACTGACCTTGCGGTTGATACTGACCTTGCGGTTGATACTGACCTTGCGGTTGATACTGACCTTGTGGCTGATATTGATATTGACTTTGCGGCAAGTAACCTCTATTACTCTGCATAGAATAATTAGAAGACACGGAATTCTGCTGACTATATCTCTTTTGTTCATACTGATCCATTTCATCAGTACTGATATTGTTATTACCTAATATTCCACGCATCTGTGTAATCTTGTCTTCAAGGTGAGCAATATTACTGCCTGTGTTATACTTGATATCTCTAATTTCATTAAAAATGTTATCTATACTCCTACTTGCACTTTGCTTCCATCCTTCTGTCTCTACTGTCTTCTTTTCAAGATTATCTATTCTGCCCTTGAAATCATCAATGAACTTAAATATAGTCTCTTGTTGCTTATATAAATATGTACAAGCACCCAATGTTAATACAGTTGAACCTGCAACTGCCAACATCTTAGGATCCTTCAGAAGTTCTGCCATCTTTTTTGACACTGAAGGTTACTTTAGATGTGTGAAAACAAAATTCCTATATAGGTAAAGATAATGGACATGAATGTGTACAATCGTTTTCTTCCTGGCATACTAATTCAAGGCTCTGATAAGGAGGAATTAATCGAACATGATGATGACGTAATGCTCTGTTCTAATCCTTCTGATCCAAATCGAAATTTACTCATTAATATATACTCAAAGTTGGTAACTTTGGGATATCCAACTATGACAGCATCTGTACTTGGTAGAATGTTGATAAATCGTGCTTACCTAGGAGTTTCTTATGACAAGGATATGACTGCATTATTGGATGATGTTACTATCAAGATGCAACAATAAATATACCTTTTCAAGGTATATTTCTCTATTTCAGAGTGCTAACCAATTCTTCCAATGCCAACAGGATACTATTATTTAATCCCAATAGTTTGCAAGTAGATGTATCTACCCAGACTCGTGATGATATTTCCTCATGATATACTACATTATCTATACACATTTCGTCTTGAATGATATATAACCAATAGTGAGAATCTATAATATTACCATTTATTGCATTAGTCCTTTCTGTAATGTAATTATTGCTAATGTACAATGGTTCAGGCAAATCTACTTCTACTTCTTCTTTGAATTCTCTTATAGCACAGTCGAATGGTGTTTCTTCCATGCAATGTAACTTACCCTTTGGAAATCCCCAAGCCAGGAATTTGTTAAACTTTATGTTATTCAGTAGGGATGTAAATATATCTTTAAAATTGTGTAATCGCTCTCTTGCTTGTTGCAGTCCTGTTGAACTACACTTTAATTCTGTACAATATATATGGGTAAAATACTCATCATCTACCAAACAACGTGCAACAATATCTGCTTCTGCTGTTGTCATGTCAGACATTATGATTGGTAGATAAGATAATCTATATATACCTTTGATTATGAAGATGAAACCTATACTATGCTTCCTCTGAACTATTACACATCTGTTTGTGCTCAACGAGTATACTACCAATCCGTATGAAGTAATTTCTTTACCCAGAAACGGAGAAGATACTATCAACCGTCTTTTATCATCCATATTTCAGTCACGCGGACAATCCTTTACATGGTTGTTTGCTAGCATGATGTTAACAAGTTCTAAATGCTAAATAGCGGGTAGGTAAAATGGATAACACAGAGAAGGATGCCGAAATTAATCAGAGAAAGAAGCAAAGCTTGGTCGAAAAACAGATAGACCTATTGCTTACTCTTTCTAGCGATATTTTGGACTCTGAATATGGTGATAGCGTCAAGTGTGGTAATGATTGTCCTGCTATAAAGTCTGTCAAGGCATATAAGAATCTGTTTGAAAAGACGAGAATGACTGGCATGAAGAAGCATTGTGGTATTTTTGAAAAGTTGTACAACGACAATAAGACAGCAATTGGTATGGGTTTGATGAGTGATAGATGGATTTCTAATCCTGATCTAATTGTATTTGTGTCTGAAGATCCCAAACACAAAGAGACATGTATTCCTTTGGGTTTCATCTATCAAACTGCTCTTACTGTTCGTAATCGTGCTGAAGCATACTACAAGTCTCTTGGTACAGAAGATGTGGCTGACAAGAAGTTGATTATGCATAGAATTGTATTGTTGTACATGTATCGCATTTTCTATTTCTTGTTGGAAGAGGGAGAGGAACAAAAGAAAATTGGTTCTTACGTGAATACATTGGAATACGAATTGTCTGTTGAAAACAAGACTATCAAAAATAGTGGTGGTAGTGGCAATGATTTTATGAAGCAAATCATGGGTTTCACATCTAAGATTAGAGATACTCTTGGCATTCCCAAGGTTGGAGAAGATCCTACTGTTGAAGATATTAGCAACATGATTAGTGGTTTTATGAATAACAAGGCTATCAGTGATACCATTTCTACTGTATCAGAGAAGTTTAAGAATACAAACAATATTGGAGAAGCTGCAATTGGCTTGATTCAAGACTTGCAGACTAATGATGCAGTTGGTAGAATATACAAGAGTTTTACAGGAAATAACTTATCTGGAGATGGAGGAGAGACACCTGATGTTAGACAGATTTATGATGAAGAGTAACTCGCGTTGGAAATATATCTAAATTAGATATATGTATTATTGTTGACTTTTCTGGCTCTCTAACCCTTAGAAATGTTATACTCCTTACGGTACATATTCCATAGCTTGATATGTTGATAAAGTTATGTTAGAATGTCGATCTCCATACTATACATACAGTATGTATATAATTGTCAATAATCTCGGTAGAACCATTTCTGTTCCTTTCCTGGACTATAGAATATGTACCGTAAGGAGCATAACATTTCTATAGGTTGATAAATCGATTAAGGCATGTTAGAATCATGATGTTGAAATATACATGCCTTACGGTATGTATATAACTTTGATAATGTTAAAATATTATTGTTTCTGTCCTTTCCTGGACTATAGAATATGTACCGTAAGGAGTATAACATTTCCAAGGGTTAGAGAACCAGAGAAGTCATGTTAGAATCATGATGTTGAAATATACATGCCTTACGGTATGTATATAACTTTGATAATGTTAAAATATTATTGTTTCTGTCCTTTCCTGGACTATAGAATATGTAGAGTCTATAACATTTCTAAGGATTAGAGAACCAGAAAAGTCATGTTAGAATGTTGATATTGAAATATACATGCCTTACGGTATGTATATAACTTTGATAATGTTAAAATATTATTGTTTGTCCTTTCCTGGACTATAGAATATGTACCGTAAGGAGTATAACATTTCCAAGGGTTAGAGAACCAGAAAAGTCACGTCAGAATTATGATGTTGAAATATACATAAGATATGTATATAACTTGAACAATGATCCAATCTTATCTCAACCCTACGGTAGAATATGTACCGTAAGGAGTATAACATTTCTAAGGATCAGAGAATCGAGAAAGTAACACTGGAATCTCGATAATACTGCAATGCATGTACATCAATATACCTAAGTTAGGTATATATTCATTTCATTCTTTATTTCTTAGGAGGCATAGCAAACTTGGACAACACTGGTCTAGTTGGAGGCTTAGCACCAGTGTTAGCAGGAGCAGTCACAGTTTCAATATTCATGTTAGGAATTTCACTCAAGTCAGGCACTTCCAATTTCTCTTCTTCCTCTTCCTTCTTTTCATCAACAGTCACAGGAAGAGAATGTTCATCATCCAGTGAAGCACTGCTAAAGTTGGCTTCCATCTTCTCTTTCGACTGTATAAACTTGGCCAGTTTGTCTGCAGTAGTAGCAAAGTCTTCATTACGAGAAAAGACATTGGATTGTTCAAACTTTTCCTTTTCAACATATGTGCTAATGAGACCATCTTGCAAAGATACACGGAACATAGTATCTTTTCCAACAAAGATATCAGTAACATTGACTATTGATGTAATTCTAAATCCAGTAGTCTTGAGCTGGCTGATTGGCACCAACTTGTTAGTCAAGTCATAAAACTTTGAACCATTAGGACCCTTCTTACCAATATAAGAGTACAGTTTGATGAAACTACCTCTAGGCTTTCCATTAGGTTCTCCATCGTCTCCTCTAGGAGTATAGACAAAATCCTTGAATGCTGAATCCAAAACTGCCTTAAAGGTTTCATCAGAATGCTTTGCATTTGCTCCCATTCTACCTCTGTTGGCAGGCAAACAACAAAAATCAAAAAACTTTTCCTTGAGTTGATCGAATACAGCAATGAATGCAAGATGATCTTCGTTATCATCTTCATACTTGATGTGATACGACAACTTGTCAGGTTGTTCTTTTCCAGGTTGAATACCACGAGCACAAAGGGCATCAGGGCACTGAATACGAATAGCATACTCAAGTCCATCGTCATGTTTGTAACCAACAGTTACTCTCTTGAACGAAACTCCATTCTTTGATTTCTCTTCCAAAATATCCTTGAATACAACATTTTCAATGTTAAAGTTCTTGGGTTTAATAATCTGCTTGTCTCCGGCAAAGTAAAGTCCATCCTTGTTAGTATTTTTCTTAGTAGTAGAAGAGCTCATTGTAATGAAGAAGTGTGATGACAGAGTATCTTTATACCCTACTTCATATCGCTTCAGCCAAAATTAGATACATTGAATAATGTATCTAACCTGATAGTTACTTTGCTTCTATATATTCACGATCGGACAACTTGTTTGGGACCATCTCATCAATGTCAATAATGTGGTCAAATATACCTTCTATTCCTTCATGCATAACAAGTAGAGAAGCTGTAACATGCTCTTTGACAGATCTGGACGCAAACTCTTTCATGTCAGAACCAATACCACTGAATGATTCATCTAGCATAAGTAGTGGAAATCGTGACATTTTCTTCAAAGCCAAGGTAAGAGCCAAAGATCCTCTGTCTTCTTCGCCTCCACTCAATTCTTCTATACTATCAAATACTCCATCTTTAAAATAAATCTCAAAGTTGATTTGTGACTTGGTAATACCAGTAGTCTTGAGAGTCTTACTAAGAGCAAGATTAATCCTAATTGGCTCATCAAAAATGGTTTTACAGACTGGTATGATTGTAGCATTGATGTGTTTGACTATTCCTTCGAGTCGAGAAGTCTCAGTATGTATTGCCTTTTCCTTCAAAACTTTCTGAGCTGAAAGATCAGCATTCAACGCATTAACATCATCTTCAAGTTGTGAAACTTTGCTGTGAAATGCAATAATTTCTTGCATTTTGAGATTATTGGTTAAAGCTGCTTGAATCTCTAATTGTTCTTGTTTTAACAAATCTATAGCAGGTTGTGGGTCAGGAATGAGTTCATCTCTAACTTTTGCGAGCAAAGCATTCTGCTCTTCAAGTAAAGCACATTTCTGCTGATAAGATATTAAATCATGATTGAAAGTTGTCAAATCTTTGAGATAGCGTTGCATATCGGTCATCTTTACATCATTGAATGGAATAGATTCAAGGTATTCAATGTATTCTTTCTCTGCTCGAATTGCAGTTTCGTGTTTCTTTCTTCTTTCAATCATTGCTGATAAGACAGAACTTCTGATAGATGGTAATTCTACTACAGTTAAGGCTTGAAGTTGTGCAATAAATTTGTATGCAGCTTGAGTGTCTTCAATAATCTCAGGTTGAATGTTTGAATCAACATTAAATTCTTGAATTTTGCTATTCAAAGTGGCAAGTAATTGCTTCTTTTCATTAACAGCAATGTCTCTTTGTTCCTTGAGTAATAGATTCTTTTCATTGTTTATTGATATAGTAGCATTGATTTGCTCCTTCTTTTGATTTTCCTGAAGTTGCTTGGTATAGAGCTGTCTCATTGATTTCTCATCTTGTTCAAGTTGAGTAATAGATTTTTTAATATCTTTGAGCTGATTACCCATTGCAAGCAGTGATTTCTTGGCGTCCAATATCTGTTGTTCTGAAACTGGTGACTTTGTACTAATATGCAATTCCTTATTATGATATTTAACATTACCTGAACAATGAGGACAGGCAAGAATGTCTGAAGCAGCTTGAAATTCAACCAATTCTTGCTTTAACTTGCTTTCTTGTATCAATAATTGGTTATATTCATTATTCAATGATGAGGTAGAATACTTTGACCAATCAGGTTCTGTTACTTGTTGCAATTTACCAAGAGGTTTGATATCAAAAGTCTTGTTACTCAGAGCTGTTATTTCATCATCCAATGAGTAATACTCTCCACACAACTTGAAATAATCTTGCATTTCAAGTAGATTAGTATAGTATTCAATGGTACTTTCTATTCCATCTGGATATTCAACTCCAAGCTCATTGCACTTACTCTTATTCAGATTATATTCCTTTTCTGCTGCTATTGCTAGTGCCAAATCGCTATCAAGAGTTTCAGGAAATGTCTCATTGGTGACCTTACTTCTTGCTGAATTCAACTTGTCTCTCTGCATTAATGATGCAATATATTGACTTATTACTTCAGGTTGATCAGTGTTGTATCTGATGGTAAAGGTAGGCTTAATTG